ATGCAAAATGGATTGTTTCAGCAAAGATACCTCAATAAAAATCTCGCTAAGAAATAAGAATGGCTGATCCTATATCTATAATGGCTATAGCCGGCTTAGTTTATGCCGGTAGAAAATTAAGTCAACCAGACGAAAAATATACAATAGAAGGTAATCCAATAGAACCTGAAATCGTTTCAGAATTTTCGGATAGAGATGTCTCTATACAATCCGAGTATTTGGGACCTTTATCACCACTAGTAGAACCATCATATAATTCGAAACAAGAAATGGGGTCATTCGCTGAAATTGCACCACAACAACGATCATCGGGAGGCGAAGTTTTGTCTATGAGAAATCGTATGTATGACGCAGGGCGAATGAATAATCTTTCACCAATTGAAAAACAACTCGTCGGACCAGGTTTGGGTGTTGGAGCAGAAGTTCCTGCGTTTGGGGGTCATCAACAATTGTTTCGTGTTAATCCAGAGAATGTTGGTGCGTATCGCTTAACGACTTTACCTGGTAGGTCGGGTCCAGCCTTTGATGCGAAGGGTGGTAGACGTGGTATTGTCGGTGAAGTTGCACACAATAGACCAGAAAAGACAGTCTTTTTACATGGTCGTCTTCCTCCAGTTGCAGGCAGAGCACAGGGCATGACTGGTAGAACGCCAAGAGCGGAACACGAACGTACAAAGAAAACAACAAATAGATCAGAAACCGGTTTGAGAACTGATACATTAAATTATGCATCTGCGAAGAGAACCGTTTCCGCACTTACACGTGCTCAGGAACCAACACGAAACAAAGCCGATGGTGCTATAGAACAGTATCAATATAACAATCAACCAGCCCCAGGTATATCGAGTTTTGTAGGTGGATACTTGAACACCCCAGCGACTAAGATCGGTGAAAAGAGAACATACGGTTCGGCATACACAGCCGAAGAACTTACGAAATATGGTTTCAGACCAGAGGATCGTCGCGGTAAACCAAATAGAGTCGCGGGTCCAGGGCGGATGAACGTTCGCGCCGATGCACTTAACCAAGGGGGTATGGTCACAAGTGTTCGTTCCGATACAACGAGAATTGATGGTCGAGTAAATGCCGCGAATGGTGCTTGGACACAACAATATAGAAATAACGATTATCATAAATTCAATGCGTATAAGGGACACGAAAATCCAAACGCTACAAATATGAGTTTGGATACGGCGAGACGACAACTTGCAAGTAACCCATTAGTTCATAGCCTTTCTTAAATAATTAAAAATTATGAGATTTACACTCATTAAAATAATGCTCCTATATTTTAATGAAGGTACACACCTTAGATATAGACAGTGGTGAACGAGACCCAGTTTTATATTCAAATCCAAGTGATTATGTTGTCCACTTAAAAAACCCTATTTACGACGTGACTAAAATATCACTTATATCAGCACGTATTCATAATAGTCAATACCTCATACACTCCAGGAACAATCAATTTGATGTTTTGACAAACGGTGGTAGTACTCAAACGGTAACTATACCAATTGGAAACTATAGCGGAGAAGAATTAGCCGCGGCGATTAATACCAACTGTACCATAATTACAGGTGCAACTTTTGATAAAGATACAAATGCTATAACGTTTACAGGGTCGAGTGATTTTACATTTTTGTTTTATACTGGTACGAATGGTTATACATCTGGTACAAATGGGTACACCACGCCACACGATGTTTTAGGTTTACCTGCTTCAAATGTATCATCAACTTCGAGTTCATTAGAAACTGGGAGTATTAATTTACAGGGCGCTGATGCAATTATAGTTAAATTGAGTAGTGGTTCAGACGAATTTAACAAAACTGTATTTTCTGAAACCCCCTTTTATACAGGGCGTATACTTCTATGTGGGGATGTGATTAACTTTTCGGGTGTTGATGATACAGTTGAACACAATTTTGATTCTGGATCACAAAAAACGATATCAAGTTTACGTGTTCAGTTTTATTACAGTAGTAATAATCGATTGATACCATACGATTTTAGAAATGCGAATCATATACTTAAACTCGCAGTGACGTGTTCGACTGATAAACTTGAGAATATTGCTAAAGTGGAACGAGACTTTTCTCTTCCACCACCTATGAGTATCCCCGAAATGGAGGATCCGCGTAGATGGGATGCGTTTATATCTATATTTATGGTAGTCGCAACCGGTTTATTTTTATTATTGGTTATGCGTAAGCCTAAACTTATCGAGTAACCGCGAAGAGTGGTTGGGCTGGCTTTTGCACACGAGTGGAAACACGAGAGATACCGACGTAGACCAAGATGGACAAGAGTGTTGTGAACAAGGCCGTGAGCGTGTAGTTCATACCACCGTTCTTGTTGACCTTAACAACCTGGTTAACAGTCCACCTGACCAAGTCCATCCAAGAGAGGGCGGCGGCGAAGGAGAATCCAGCAACGACGGCGTTGAGGGATTGGGACTCGAGTTCACGAGCGACGAGCGTAACAGTTTCAGCAGCAGTAGACATTTTATATATATAGTATCCTGAGATTTTAATCAGGGAGTAGTTCCTCTTCAATTAAAATTTTTTTATAACATTTGGGTTTCATATACCCTCTTAACATTCCGACATTTATAGAATCTATACCTGAATCGGATTCCGAATCTGTTTCTGTATCAGAATCGGATTCGGAATCATCATCACGTAATCTAAAATATTCAGAAGTCGTCACATACCCCGTTGGTTCCGATGTGTTCATTACTATCTATAGCATTTTTTAACATCGATTCCGACGGATTTTTTGGTTCCCATGCATCCCAATTATCGTACGCCATATTCATTTTAACGAATTTATATTCACGTCCCGTATATCGTGTAAAAGGAATCTCTTCATCTTCAAACTCGATGTCTTCTTCCTGGTCTTCTTCATCGGAAGATTCTTCATATATTTCCGGAAAATGTGTTCCCATTTTCTTACCAACTTCGTTCATGGCACAATATTTCATGGCATATTCCATATCTTCACCAAGTACCATATCTCGACCACACGCCGTAGCGTATTCGGCTGCGAGAACCATAGTTCTTTCGAGTACGGGTTGGATAATGTTAATAGCAGAGTCCTGGACCTGCTCAATTAAGTTTTCGGTTGCGTCTTTTTCTTGTTGATTCATTATAAATTAAACAGTGTTTTAGCAATTCCGTTTTCTACACGGAGTATGTTATAACTTAGGCCTAAAACTCTAAGTTCTCTTTTACGATCTTCCTGACTATTCAGGGTTAATGTTAATATTTGTTCTTTAATTAAACTAAAATTTCTTTGACCTGTTGGATACCACCGTTCCGGTTCGAGTGCAAAACTATATGAATAGAAACGTTTGAATAATTGTGTTCTTGAATGGTGTATACCACTCTGAACTGCGCGTAAGTTTATGACGTTACCTGTAACCTTATCTAAAATAATAGAATCATCTAATTTAATTTCAAGGTTCCGTAAATGTTCGTGACTTATATATTCATTATCCAATATCTGATCCGCGTGATCGTAATCAAGTGGACTTACAAAATGTGAACTAACTACACTATTTCTGATTTCTTGAATTATAAAGTACAGTTCTTTTACTGGATTTTTAAAATTAAGTTTATGTTTTACAAGAACGGGATTAATACTAGGACTTTGTGGAATTTGATCTGTACTTTCCTGAATTTGTGTAATGATATAATCTATTTTTTTACTCAATAACATCTGTTTTTCTTCTTCGTCTAAGGAAACCATTTCAACGTTTATTTTTAAACCTTTTATCAAGTTTTTAGGTTTTAAACCGGTATAATGTATATAATTTACATGAGCAACTCCAGTTCTCGTTGCGTGAATACACTGATCGACGTCGCGAAGTTTTATAACAATTTCAATTTCTTGACCTGTTATCGCACAGAGTGGTACAGCAAGTTCGGGATTATTATAAAAATAAAATGGTATATCAATGAAATACTTCGTATCAGATGTAGCATTACCTAGATAATGACCTAAAGCCGTTGACATGACCATAGTTCCAGAAAATTCTAAAGGTGGTTTACCTATAAGTTTTTCTAAATTGTGTTGTTTTGTTTGTGTCATGTACTGTTCGGAATAAATGTGTATAAAATCACTTGTAAGCCTTTGAATAACTTCACCCCCTATTAATAACTCTACATGTTCAATCATGTGATGTCCTATCGATTCATTATACCCTATACCAGTTCCATTTGTTATAAAACTTTTAAGACTTTGATCTATAGCCGATAACTCAACTTTCATACTTACAGTTTTAAGGAGATCACCTTGGTTTTGTGGGATTGTACATCGAATAGTGTTTCCAAATTCTACTTCACCTTGAACGTCTAAATCAACAAAGAATGGTGCAAAATTGGTATGTTTTTGAAAATTCTTTATGAAATATGTATACTCGGGGTCGTCTGTAAAAAAAGCGTCCTGTGGACCAGATGTTTCTAATTGAACACGACCAGCCATTACTAGTATAACTGACTAAAATTTTAAACCACCAAGTCCGCTGCTTATACGTAAAACGTTATAGTTTACAGCGTATACGTAAACTTTGTGTCCGAAACTAGCGTCTGGTGTATCGAGTTCAATATCTATCAAATTGTGGGCTATTCTACTCATGTTAACTTGACCGGTCGGGTAATACGTTTCTGGTTTCAAAGAAAAACTATAGACGCCAAATTTATTACCTGTTACACCCGTATAATACTTTAATGGTTGTTCGTAACTGAGCATTAAATTATCGGCATCTATGATTATGTTATTGTTAAATTTCATGGTAACTTGTTTTATTGGTTCGTATTTGTATACGTCATCACTAACAGCCATAAAAAACATTTCCTTGACCGGGTTTTTAAAATTAAGCATACCAGATTTTTTAGATTCACCCGCTTTAAACTTGAATTGAGACAATTGGAGTTGAGTTATAACGTATTCTACAGGGCGTGTAAGTAAGAAATTCTTTTCGTGTTCTGTAATAAAAAAGAAATCTGTTACAAGTGAAACCTTTTTAATAGAAGACAAAACACTCGACGGTGGATCAGATACACCACCACCTGTTCTCGTGTATGATAATGTGACGTCTGTGAGTTTTTTAAACTTTATATGTACTTCAACAAGTTGTTTTGTTAAAGCACACACAGGTATAGCTAAACTCGGGTTTCTAAAGAAATAAAATGGTAAAAATAAATTATAATCCCAATCGTACGTCACGTCTATGTAATTACTGTGTCCCGTTAGGAAATAGAGGGTTTGATCAATATCATCTTTATTACTGTGTATCTGATCATACATGTAAATATAATCACCCGTTATTCTCTCTATAGTTTGTCCACCAATAACGAGATCGGCATGGTCTATTATCTGCGCACCTATAGATTCACGGTACCGAAGTGTTTTCACGTTTATCTGACCACCCATACCGTTGTGTGAAGCACAGTAATAGTATAAAGTTGATGGTGCACCCACTGGTACGACAAATGTAACGGTAGATGTACTCGGATCGGTAACACCAGTTGTGTAATCGGAATAACTGGGTGAAGCCGTTGTGGAAAACCTAAACGGGTGTGATGGATGACTCGCATTGTTGAAGGTATACGTCGTACCTTCGTATAAAGTCAATGTTGCCTGTTGGACACCATCTATAAAGTATTTATTTCCCGAACCAGTCGATTGAAACGTTACATTAAATGATTTATCAGGTGTTGTTGGTTTAGGTAAAGTAAATTTAAGCATTGTACTTCGGATAAGGTCACCCTTGTTTTTGGGTATACGACACTCTACAGTTGCATCGTAATCAACATCACCATCAAAAGGTGTTTCGATAGATTCAATTGAAAATTTAGTATGTCTTCTAAAATTCATCAGGAAATATGAAAACTCGGGTTCCCCAGTAAGCCATTGGTCCTGGATACCCGTGATAGCAAGGTTTAATCGACCAGCCATTCTTACTTTACGTGAGTAAAATTTTATTAAATAAAACGACACGATATTATAGATGAATCTTCAGTTGAGAAAATTTAAACCTGAAAACATGGCGGATGATAAAGTATGTGTTTTTATAGGTAAACGTAATACGGGTAAATCAACCCTTGTTACTG